CTCCGTCAGCTCCGGGGTGTTGAAATGAATAATTGCTACTGTCTTCTGTTTCATAGTTCCTTGTTTTTATTTCGTTATTACTTCCGTTGCCGTGATCTGGATGATGTTGTCCTGGCGGTCAGCATGCAGCGACTGAATCTGATAGGTTTTGCCGTCACACTCTAAGCGGCTCTCGCGGGTTACGATATTATTCCATCGCATGCGGATGAGCACTGTATCGTAAGCATCCAGCGTGCCTTCGCGCAGCGCCTTCACACCCTTGCCCCACGATACGTCAGCATGCACCTCAGCCGCCTTCTCGTATCGCGTCGTTTCGCCAAACTTCGTTGCCGTCACCTTGTTGAGAATGGTGACGTGATGTTTCAAGAATCCACTGCTATATCCCATATCGTCTTAATCGTTTGGAGGTATTACATCTTCATTCGGATATGCCCTGAGCACCTTGCCGTCAGCATCGCGCAGCGTCTTGCCGTCTACGTCGAGCAATATCTGCATGCCCGTAGGCTGGATGATGGTCACCTGTGCCGTGGCGGGGTTGGCGCCAGCGGTCTTCAGCGTGATGGTCATCTGTCGGGTATCGCCCAGGTTGTCGGTATCTGAGCGCACGGTGACGGTGCCGTCACCCTGTCCGTCGTAGGTCAGGATGACGTTGCCGTTGCCGTCTGCCCAAGGTATCGTGATAGTCGCCATATAATTATCAATTATCAATTACTCGATGCTCCAGTTAGTGTTAGAGGTTACTGCGAACGATGCGCTGGTCTGTTCGGTAGCTGCATTCCAATCGAGGCTGATGCTTGCAGGCGATACTTCGAGAACAGGATCACCAGCGGCCTGAGTGATGGTACAGGTGGCGGTGTGGCCAGCATGGTCGGTGACGATGAGCTGTGCCGTCTTCTCGACCACCTGTGCGTTCCTGGCGATGTTCGAGAACTGAATCGAGAAGGGGAACTCTGCGCTGGCACCAGGGTCTCCGCTGATTGTCTCGCCATTGTTGGTGGTCAGCCCGTTGGCATTGTAGCTCGCAGGAAGTGTCAGCACCAGCGTAGCACCACTACCCAGTGCAAAGGTCAGTTGGCTGGAGTTGGTCGTGCCCTCGATGGTCAGCGTGGTCACGCCATCCTTCGAGACAGCTGCCGCCGACTGGATATTCACAAACTCGGGCTTGCCGGCCTGGATGACCGTGCGCACTACGTCGGCCACGTTAGCTGCCTTGAATGTCATATTGGTCTGACGGGCTTGTCGGCCCGTATTGTCGGTCAGCGCACCCACGTTCACGGTGTCGTTGCCGCTGCCTGATGTCTTGCTCGGATTGAGCCAATTAGCGTATGCCATATCTTTTTCGTTTTAAATGATTTGCCATTCCAGATTGGTGATGATGGTGTAGGCGATCGTGTTGCCCGGTGTCAGCCATTGCAGCGTCTGTGCCTCTTCGGGTTTTACACGTATGGGCTTGTAGAGGTTCTTGCGGTCGGTCGTGTGCGCCGTCACGTCGACACCCTTCGGCATGCCGTAGGCTTGTATCGCCATGTCCACACCCGTCGTCGCGGCCCTCGCACGGACGTAGGATCCTATGATTTTCGCTGTCGCCTTCATTTAGCCTGTCACTTTTACGTTTGGATTGATGCGAACCACCTCCTTGCGGTAGCCGGTGGGGAAGTCGCTGTCGGGTATCTGGAACGTGGCCTTGACCATATAGGTGCCCACGCCTAATTCGTCGGAATTAACCAGTACCACGTAGCCGCCCTCGTCAGTCAGTATGCAGTCGGTCTTTGCATATACCTTCGTTTTGTCCTTTGCGTCGTCGTTGTAGACCACCACCTCGAAGTCTACATCCAGCATCTCCAGGTTGTCGGGCAATTCGGCTGCGATGAGTATCTTCAGTTGTGAGCCCAGCGTGTAGTTCATCACCCGCTTGCCTCGAGCCGCGCTGCCCGTCAGCCGCATGTAGGGCTTGACTAACATGTCGAACGAGTCGGGCATGATGCTCACGTTCTGAGCACTGGCGGGACTGCGCTGCGTGTAGCTGTGGTCTACGAGCAACAGCGTGGCCTGACGTATCGGTGCAGGCACTTCACCATACTGCTCCAACAGCTCCTGATACGTGCGGTTCAGATAGTTCAGCACCGTCTCCTCGGCTGCTCCGCCGTAGAGGTCGAGCAATGAATCCTCATCCGAGAAGTCGAGACGGGAATGCTGCTTGATGTAGTCTATTGTCAACCATTTCATATTGCGATGTACATTTGTTATCTATCCTTCCGACACAAAGCCGTCTTGGGTTTACCCCACAAAAAAGGGAGCTATCTTGGCTCCCCTTGTTGTGTTACACACCGTCTTCGAATGACGGTTTAGGATCTTCTTCGGGCTCGATAGACTCCAAGCGCTTGATTTCCGCCTGTGCCGCGTTGATGTCGTCGCGCCACTGCTGACGTTGGGCAATCTTTTCGGCATACTCTTCTTTCGTAGCCTTACCTTCCGCAATCTTTGCCGCGATGTAGTCGGTACTGGTCAGTTTGCCCTCGCGGTCGAGGATGATGGTTTGCTGCTCGTTGACGAGCGCGTCAATCTCGTACTTTTTCATATTCGTTTTAATTTTAAGTGATACTTACTATTTAACCTTGCGCGAAAACTATACTGAGGTTTACTAATAACACAAAGCCTTCGCTGGTCCCAATCCAACCACATCCACCAATCATCGGCAATGGTTTCTTTCAACACCATAATACGCTTGTATGACGTGTGGTTCTTTAGTAATCCCGTGTAACTGTTGACAGTCGAAATAAAACGGTCGAGTTCTCTGTATTTCTCGACCGCAGGAAGTTGGTTGTATTCGTGTATTCTGGCAATACACCGCGACCATGTGACATCGTTCAGTATAATACTCCACGGATGGATGTGACTGCCCAGAAATTCAAGTCCCTTCCAGTGCTGCTGACAATAAAATTTGTGGTCATTCATGCGGACGCCTTTTGCGCTGAGTCGCTGGCGCAGTTTAGGTATCAGGCTCAGCGCGTACATCTTGGCATTGTCTGACACAACCATCACCCCATCATCCATGAACACCGTAGTGCGGATGCCGCAATCTTCGTTGAGCCAGACGACTTCATCGTTGATGTAGAGCCCCATGCCAGTCTGCGATGATATACGTCCAATCGGCACGCCCTGTCCGTCTGGTTTGTTCAGTATAGACTTTTCGGGTTTGATATGCGCGTCCCAAAGATACTTGGGTGTGCGCCTCTCATAGTGCTTTGCAGGGCAGCAATGGATGGCTATCATCGCCAACCATTTCAGAAACGACGGCATGAAGGCTCCATACTTGTTGGCTATCTCATCATGGAAGCGGTCTATCACACGAATGAAGCAAGACTCCATGTAGCCACAGTTGGCATTCGGGAAGAAACCCGCTAAGTCCCACTTGATGATCCACGCCGTCTCGGTGTAACCGTTGCTCACCTCGCAGATGTCTTCAATGACCTGGTTAATGGCTGCTTGCGAACCCATACCCTCGCGATTGTTAAAGGTTCGCGGGTGCAGTATGCGTTCAATCCAAGGTTTCAGAATGTCACAAAGAATATGGTCGATGATGCGACCGGCGAACTCCGTGGCGAATATTTCACGCCACTTGGGTATGGAAACAAGGAAGGTGTAGTTGTGGAGGATGCGAAAAGTTCTCGCCATGAGCTCGCGCATCAAGCGAACGAGTAGCGGTGTCCAGTTCATCTCGAAGGCCATCGAATCACGCCCATAACGCTTGTTTTTCCGTGTGGAAAACATCACGCTGAGCAACAGTGCGAAGAACAAAACTTCAGTCATTAAAGTAAAAGCTAAATATCGGTAAAATCGCGACCGCCTGGCAACGATTCGTGTTGTTGACGTTGTTGTTGTTGAGGTTGCCGTTGTTGCCGTTGAAGATCCAAGCGTTATTGACGTTGTACCTCTGAGCGAACCAACGGTTCGTGCGGGTCGGAGTCACATCTGATGCTGCTATAAATGATAGCCGGACTCCCTTTTACCTTATTCATATCTGACAGCCACCTCTTATCATTGCTGACCGACCTGCAACTGCTCCTGACGTTTAAGCGACCGGCTCGCATTTCTCCATTTCCTCACACCTTCCTCGATACGTTCCAACTGTACGGCGATACGCAGTTTGTCGCTGTCTGTCAGAAGACCCTGCGCGATACACAATTCAAAGTTCGCCAACAATATGCCGAATTCTCCAAACATCTCGCGGATATGCTCATGTCGAACCTCTTGGCACTCTTTTGCGATGGAGAAGTGACGGATAATATTTTGTGTCGCCCGCTTCATCTCTACCGGCGCACCTTCGATACGTTCTATCTTTGGCATGCGCTGGATGGCAGGGTGCAATATATAAAGAAGATTCTTGGCATCAGCCAGAATCGAGTCTTTATCATTGTGCGCCTTGTGACCGCGAGGTTTCTTGTGCTCGTTCATTATTCTAAAGAAGGATAGATTGAGAGTAAGCCTCACGCCACGCTATCGCGATGGCGTGAGAGCATTTTATTTTTAATCAATTTCTAAAAGCGCGACCGCCTGGCAACGAAACGTGCCGTTGACGGTGGCGTTGTCGAGGGTGCCGTCGGAGCCGCTGAAGATCCAAGCGCCATAGACGTCGTACCTCTGAGCGAACCAACGGGACGTGCTGTTATTGATTGCCGTGGTGCCCATCTTGCTGACACTTGTAGCCAAAGCCGCGATGGTTTCATCCTTCATCAGCATGGTGCCCTCATCCACACCTGGCAGATACCAGTCGCCAAAGTCGAGACCATCGACACCGAATGACTTAGCGTAGCAGTAATAGAGTGCTGGATATTTGTACTTTGTGCCTCCGCTCTTGGTGGGAGCAGTCATGCGGGCATACTTCTCGGACATATCCTTGCCGCTGGGCAGCGCGAAGCAGCCGTACTTCTGGGGATACACCACCATGTAGCACTTCTCCAGATACTCCTCGTAGGTCTTGTAAGCTGCACGCAGGTCGGCGCAATACTGTGAACTCTCAAACTCCGAGGGCTTCACGGGCGCATCATTGCCGGCACGGGGACCGACTGGTTCGTTTGCGGACGGCACACGACCGCTGCCTGTTGCCAACGCCTTGGTGCGGGCAATATTCATCACACCCCAGTAGTTGGTGTAGTAGCCTCGCTCGCCGCGCCAGTAGGCAGAGTTCTCAGGCATGTCACCCCATGTGATGTGCGTGATGGTACAACCTGTTGCGCTAACGACGTAGAAACGATAGTCCACACAGGTGTCGCACTGAATGATGATCTGCGTGCCGTTGCTATCCACTTTGTTTCCTTCAGCATCGGCCAGGTATGCCCACCAGTCTTTCGTGTCGCCTACTTCAGTGGCCTTTGCTGCAACAGCAGCGGAAATCTCAGTAGCACTCGTTGCGTCGATAGCGGTCGATGTCAGCGTCACGTCCACGGTAGTGTCAACGGCATAGTCGGGACTCATGCGCAACTTGATAGCCAGCGTGGTGCTGCTGATGGCAGTGATGGCATACTGACACACATCGAGGAACTTCAGGTCGGCGGTGTTCTTATCAATCACGCCTATCTGCTTGCCTTTGCGCAGATAGACGTAGCCAACGTGCGTCCAGTTGGGCGATATGAGTGTGCGAACGATGGTGGAGCCCTGGATGTAGACCACCTTCTTTTGATTGTCGAGGAATATGGCGTCGCCTACCTGCGGATTGTTCGTTACGACGTTCACGCCATTGACGGCCACCTGGTTAGTCTCTTCGACATGAAGCAGCGTCGATTCGGTCTGCTCCGGAGTGAAGGCGTTAAACTCCTTCACGGTGTTGAAATCTTTAATCATATCTTTTCGTCTTTATTGTTAATCCTTGAATGAAGACAAACTGGCGTGCCGTTAGTTAAGCAGCACCCAGTCGCTCACACTGTTCGTTACAGAGAATGCCTCGTACACCTTCTTGTTGGTTGTATCGTGGTAACGCTGGCCAATGAAGGCGGGAACCTGTGGAGCCACGGGAGCACCCGCGCCCTCGACAACCAACGGCATGCCGCATACCTTCGGCATCTCTTCGCAGTCGATGCTGACGGCCTTGGCGTTGCCCAGATTGTCGGCATTGCTCTCGATAGACTGACAGCGTGCTGCAAGCCATGCGATAGCTTCTACCAAAACGCGAAGCATGACGGTGAAGCGGACGGAGGCGATACCAGCCAGCGCGTCTGGGTAGTTCTGTGCGTACTGGATGGTGATATAGGCTGCACCTGTTGCACCCAACAGCTCCTCCAGACCCCAGTCCTCGATGGTCAGCGTGTTGCTCGTGCTGACGGTACCCGTAACGGGCGAGGCCAGCTCAAACTTCACGTAGTCTGCGGTAGCCACGCTGTTGGTGTCGGTGTAGCTGACGGTCTTGCCGCTGATGGTCAGCGTCAGCGATCCACACTCGGCAGCTCCGCCTTCCTTCATCGCCTCAATGGTGGCGGTGTGCTTATAGCTGCCAGTCGGCTGATTGTTGTTATCAAGCACGGGAGTGTTGGCCCACGATGGCTGGATGCGGTCACAATTGCGATACCATGTGGCCACCGAATCAGCGAACACAATAGCGTCGGACACGGCACCTGCCACGTTGAGCAACAGGTTGTACGAGTGGACGGCATTGATGATGGACGAGAGGGCAATACTGCCACCTGCGTCATCAGCAGAGGTTGGCGATACGAACTCGTTGTATCGACGGCTCCATCCGATGTGTGCACAGGTGTCGGCAAACGTGATTCCCGACACGATGATGTAGCCAGGCTCGGTTGGGCAATAGAAGCGCAGTCCGTTACTGTCGACGTAAGGACATACCGTGCCGTCAGTCACCGATGCGGGCACGCCGTTGGCTATTGGCTTGAAGACAACCGTAGGCTTCAGGTTCTCGCCTTGCGCGTTGGTGAACAGCACACCGTTTGGCTGTGCGGCCGTTCCGTAGGTACCGAAGGGTAGGGCAGGCACGAGGAAATAATATCCCGAGCCGACGGCTGTTGCTGAGTGCAGCAGGTTGAATCCCGTTGTCTTCAGCGATGTGGCGAAGAAATCCTCCCTGGCGTTAATGCTCACCAGCTTGGCACCCTGCTCCGAGTCGATGCTGACATCACCGGCAGCAGTGCGCACGCGGTCGCTGAACGTATCTTCGACTGAGAGCCCGTCGCGGCCTTCCCACGACTCCAGGTTCTCGGCCAACTTAGCGACTACAGCGCCACTCGTGATGCTTTCGGTCAGACCGCTGACAGCAGTAGTCACGGCTGAAGCGATGGCCTGGTTGCGAGCCGTCACCTCGTCGCTAATCTTACCATCCACCTGTGTCTTGGTGTAGTAGTTGGTCAGCGCCGACGAGATAGCATCAGCTACCTGTGTGGCGTCCGTCTTCGAGTTCAGCAGATTGTCCACCTGTGCCTTGGTGTAATAACCCGCAATCAGCGTGTCGATAGCCGTCTTGGTGTAATAATCAGCCAATGCCGACGTAATAGCCGTCGAGATGGCGGTGTCCATCTCCGACGTTGTGGAATACGGTTGCAGCGCATTCGCAATCAGCGTCTGCACCTGCTCAGTGTTCAAGAAGGCTGTGATAGCCTGCTGGAGTTCGGCTATAGCCTGAGTGTTAACGGGGACCTGGTTAAACCGCTCCTGGAGCGTCTGGCCGGTTTGTTGGAAATTAAACTTCTGATCTTCCATGATTCATTCGTTTTGTGAGTTAATAATTAATCTTTCTTCAAAGCTCTGAGCACGAAGCCGTTGACATCGCGCAGGATGGCTCCCGTTATGTCACACAGCACCATGTAGATGCTCTTCATGTTCGATTGCGACTGACGCTCGTAGCTAACGTGCTGGCCGTCGTAGATGCCTCCGTCGTCCATGATGTGCGGCAGCGCCACACCAGTATTCACGAAGCACAGCGGCTGTTGCTCCACCTCTTCGCGCAATCCGTCGGTATAGTCCATGTCGGGCACGTAGTATGTGCATCGCGCTGTGACCACACCCACCATGTCTTTCGTCGGGAACACAAAGAAGAACTCGCCACGCTCGTTCTCCATCATCTCCGACTTGGGGATAGTAAGCTCCTGGCCCTTCATGCCCCATTGCAGGACTACCTTGAAGTCGTTCTCATGCTGTGAGAATCCTTCGCTGTCGATCATGATGCGATACTTCGCCTCCTGTCCTGCCTGAATGATGTTTCTGCTGTTAATCATCTTTTTCGTTTATATTTTGGTTTTAATATCCTATCTTTCCGGCACAAACCCGCCAGGGGTTTACTCTTCGTTTCTGTTCTCGGCACTTTAGTTTCGTGCACAAACAAAAAAGGGAGCCCGCTGGCTCCCCTGACAATTGAACGTTACTACTAAAACAATTTTAATACCTATAATAATACGCCATTAGTTGAGGATAACAGCCCGTCATCACGACGGGCCACTATCTATACCATGAAAAAACATTAATTATTCATCAATGAACAATGAAAAACAAACTATTTCTTGATGAGTCCGTCGATGACCTGCCTGCGGTTCTTGCCGAAATCGGGGTAGACGAACGACACGTGTACCCAGTACGAGCCCGTCTTCGGGTTCTTCTCCCAGATGAGCTGGTCGAACGGCAGATGGTTCTTAATGTACTCGAACCACCGTCGGCCCTTCTTCAGGTCACCGTCGATGCAGAGGTCAGCGGCCTGGCCTTTAGTGTGCTGCGAATTCCACGCGCCACCGACGACCTTATTCAATGCTGCTGAGCGGAAACCGCTGCCTATCTTGATAGGCTCGCCCATCGCTACGCGAAGTGGCTCCAGCACGTAGGCACACAGATAGACCAGGTTGATCATCTGTTGCACGTTGGGTTTGTTGTTGATACCTTTCGCCTTCGCTGTGTCCGAGGCGTACATTTCTTCTATGGTGAAGTGCATGGTGACGGGTGTATTCATAAGTCTGAGGGTTCTAATGGTTCGATGTCGGCTGACTTCTCTTGTGGGTGGATGGTCTTCTCAACCTCCGCGATGTCCGAGGCTACTACGCGCTTGCGCTTTTTGCAACTGAGGTCTGCACAAAGAAAAGGGCGCATAGCCTCTATCATACGACCCTGGCGGGCCTGATTTCGCTCCAGCTGATTCATCCGCTCGTCATACTGGCGGATAGTCTTGCGATACTCGTCGCGCTCACCCTTATAGTAGTCGCGGTCTTTCGCCAGGTCGTCGGCCATCTGCTGATAGTAGTCCTGCTTCTCTTTCATCGCCTCTGCCTCCGCTTTCTTGGCTTCTGCCTCGGCCTGTTTAGCCTTGGCTTCCGCTTCTTTGGCTTCAGCAGCTGCCTTCTGACGGGCAAAGCGCCACGTGACGATGGAGATAATCGAACCACCGAATATCAGGCTCAGCCAGTCGGGTATATTTGTCAACCAATCCATGCTCTAATCGTTTAAATGTTTCTACTTATCCGCGACATCCGCGCCCAGGGTTTACTCACCCCGCAACCGCTTGATATGCTTTTTACCGATGTAGATTATCCCGACTATCAATATCAAGTATATCAGGATGTTTGCAAGGTGTATGCGCGTCTGTTGCCACCACGTCAGCTTGGCTGGCACTTGTTTTTCTACTGTGTAGGGCACGGGGATGCTGTCGCACACGGTGTCTTTGTGGGCACTCATGTGTTCCAGTTCGCGCAGGCGGTTCTCCATTTCTTTCTGAAGCACCAGCCACGCCCGCTGGTTGCTCTCCATCTGTATGCCGTACTTCGCCATCGCTGCCGAGTCCAACTCGCGGATGACGGTCTCGCGCTCGGTGTGGGTCGAGTCGCGCTCCCGCACGCTGTCCGTGTGCCAGTGGTGCTCGGTGTGCGTCTCTGTGATGGGCACGTACTTCGTCGTGGTACACGATCCGAACAGGGCGCACAGCACTATGCCGATAATCAAGCCAATCACGGTGCCTATCACTTGCAGGCAACCTGCCTTCATTCTCTCTTTGTCGGTCATGCCCTTGTAGGGGTCGTAGCCCGTCTGGGGCCAGTAGTCATTGGGGTTGTTGTAGTCTATTGGTATCATACTATATACTATTATAAATCGCGGTTTTGTTTCTGAAAAAGGAAATCGGCGACAAATTACCCTTTTTATCGCCGATTTTACTTTTTCAAATTCGGTTTTCTTCGTTTTCGTCTTCTTCACATTCCGTAGTTTGTCATAATTCGTGTAATCCGTTTTTAAACAAGAATCATTCAAACCAAGCCCATCTGCTTCCACCACGGCTTCTTTTCTTCTGGCTGAAATTCCTTGCGCATCCTTTCGTTTGCCTCCATGCACTTTATCTGGTCTTTCAGTTCGCGGATTTCTGTGGCCTGTCCTTCTACGATGGTATTGAGACGGGCCACCTCGTCGGCCTCTATCTCTTCGGGCTTCTGATGGTTCTGTATCCACTCGCGGCGATACGCCCAGTCTTCGTTGTTGTTGACGTAGGCTTTTTCCTCTTCACCTCGTTTGCGCATCTGCTCGCACAAGTCTTGGGGCATGTGCTCGTGGTGGTATTGCACCCACTGCACGCACTCATGGCCTAACTGGCGCAGGCGTTCCTTTGTGCCCTTGGCGATTTCCGTCTGACATTGCAGCTCCAGCTTCAGTGAATCCAACTCTTTGCGAAGATACTCCAGCTCCGAGCCGTTGTCCTTCCACTCTTTAGCGGTCTGCTCGTTAATGTAGGTGACGCTCTCCACGTGCTCGATGGGTGGCTTGTGCCATATCGTGCTCTTCGCTTTGCCGTCGTTGATTTCGGCGGTGTGAAGCTCTCTGTTGTGGGTGACGTTCACCATCTCCTTGTCGTTCACGAAGATGTCACCCGTCTTTGTTTTGATGATGATCATAGTTCCTTTGGTTTATAAATTCTCTAATTCTTATTTATTGCTCAATCTTCCCCTCGCTCCAATCGAAGCAATACAGCGCGTCGAGCAGGCCGTGGATGGGGTCTATCTTCCCCAAGTGGCCGTTGCCCTTCACTACGCGGCGGATTGGTGGGTCGCCCTTGCTCTCCACAGCGGCATTGCCGAAGCACCACGGCCACAGGGGATTGTCGGAGAAGTGCATCCATTCGTCCTTGCCCAGCATCTTCTCCTCCATCTCACCGATGCGGGGGTTCTGCGTCATGGCGGTCTGCGAGACGGGTATCACCATCCGCTGAATCAGGTCGGCGATGTCCCTGGCCGAGATGTTCGGGTTGCGCTTCTGGAAGAGGGTCTGAAGCCACGCCTTCAGGTTGTTGATAGGCGTGACGCTCTGGGCAGGGTCGTAGCCGAAGTGGTAGATATTGATACCCTTCTCCACCAGTTCCGCGATGCGGTTGATTGCGTAGGTCGAATCAAAGACCTCACCGGGGCAGACGTGCAACCACCCCTGGCGCACCCATTCCTCATACATCGGTCGGTTCGGGCTTTCTTTCATGGTTTTTTCGAGCACCCAACAGTCGGTATCGACGAAGAAACGCCCCTGCATCGTGTTCGACGGCAACCAATCGACGGCCATATAGGTGAGCGCGAAGAGGTCATCACCGCTGGAGAAGTCCATGCCACAGAAGACGTGCCAACGCTCGCGGCCTTGCTCGTCGATAAACCGACAATCGTCGATGCGCCTGCCATCGGTCTTCTGGAGCAAGCGGATGCGGTCGCCCGTGATCCACTTCGTCACCTTGCCGCTCGAATAGACATTGAACAGCTTGGCGATGACCTCGCCAGTGTCGCCGTCGCGCTGGGCTTTGGCTATCTGGTCGTCGTAGAACTGGTGCTGCACGATGACACCGAGCATCGGGTTCACCTTGTGGCGCACGGTCTTGTTCGTCAGCAGGTATTGCTCCTCCTTCTGCCATGCGTCGGGCTCCAGCAGCAGCGTCATCGTGCGGTCGTCGGTCAGCACGGGCTGCACCTCGCCCTTGGCAATGCTCTGCTCGCGCTCCAGCATACCGTGAAGGCCGTCGAGTATCTGTATGAACGGTCCCTCGGTGATGCGACCAGCGGATGTCATCGTCACGCTCAGCGGTTCGCGCCTCGGACCCATCGACGACTCAATCACATCCACCAGCATCTTCATGTCGCTCTTGCCGTTGGCGTAGGGTGCCGCACCGAACTCGTCCTTCAGGCAGAGCTGTGCGAACCAACCATCCTTGAACTTGCCGCCTGCGGTCATGGGTCGGATGCTGGCCGTCGAAATCTCGCTGTACTTGTCGCGCCACGCTGCCAGGCTCTCGGTCAGTCTGAAGCGGTTCTCGGTGTCGAGACCACTCAGCAGGTATTTGATGCGGCGGAAGATAATTTTCGCCTGATCTTCGGAGTTGGCACAGCAGAAGCCCTCCATATTGTAGTCCTCGAAGAGCATGAACTCCATGCCGATGAAGCCACCGAATCCCGTCTTGTCAATCTTGCGCGAGCCGGTCAGCGTGAAGTCGGTACACAGTCGGCGATAGTCCCAGATGGTGCCGTCCTTCTCGCGCTCCGTGCGCAGCAGTTGTGGCTTCGAACCGGCGGGAACCTGCGTATCAATCCAAGCGTAGAAGCCGTAGATGCTGGCAAGACAAAACACCTGAAACGGTGCCCAGCGGTACACCTGACCGCCCGCGATGCCGGGGCATTTCAGTCCACCGCTGATGTGCCGCCACACGTTGCCGTCCTGCCGCCATTCGCCCTCGCGCAGCCGGATCACCGTCTGCACCTTTTTCGCGTTGAAGTTATAGGTATCGAGACACCGCAGGAACTTCGCCGCGCCCAGCAGCTCATACAGTCCGTGCCAGTCGTTGGGGTCATCCTCGCGTGCCGACGAATGCTCCAGCAAGTCCTCGAAATACATACGCAGTCGCATGTCGATGCCCTCGCAGACGTTCTCCATGCCCCTGTATCTTGTCGCAAGCAGGTCAATCGCCTGCTGCTTCTGGTTTTGTTGTTCGGTCATAATTCGTTTGTTTACTTAAACTGCCTTGCTTGCAACTTCCTTTTGATGGCTTCGGCACGGAGGCGTTCCATGCCCTGCTGGAACTTCGCCACGGCCTTGTCGCGGTATTCGTGCAGGGGGTTGAGGGTGGGCATCATGGTGCCGTCTTTGCGGGGGATGGTGAAGGTGTCCTGATAGCCGGGCTGGTTCATTTGTTCGGTCAGGCGGTCGATGAAGGTTTTTTGCTGGGCGAGTTCGTCGAGGTCGAGGGCGAGTGAGTCGGTCCAGAGGTTGTCGGCCTGGAGGGTGCGGCGTATCTCGTCGCGGTTCTGCTCGGTCTGCTGGCGGCGGCGGTCGGCCTGCTCGGCCTCGGTCTTGGGGTCGCGCTGATGCTGCATCTGGAGGTTGAGCACGAAGGCGACGGCTTGCAGATCGCCGCTTAACGCCTTTTGAACGATGGTCATGCCGATGGCGGCTTCGGAGGTGACGATGTTTCCGTCCTCGTCGGTCATGTACTCCTGGGTGCCCTTGCGCTTCACTGGCGCAGAGAGTTGCTTGATGATGGTATTTTTTAAGTCCATAGTTCGCTTGATAAAATGATAAGAGAGGCCGCTGCGTTGCGGTCTCTCCTATCGGTGGGGATGGTGGCGGGGGTTTACTCCGTGGTGGTGTTAGTCTTCGTTGAGCAACATCGGCATTGTGAGCATCAGCACGTCGCAGCCGTCGGCCTGTTCCTTCGGCTCGAAGGTGATGGCGTGGCTGGGGTCGCTCAGTCCGAACATCAGTTCTCCGCCGTTCATCTTCGAGAGCACAGCGGCAAGGCGACTGCCCGACACGCCTATCTCGATGTCGCGGTCATTGTAATCGACATAAAAGGAATCGTGAGAGCCTTTCGAGAAGTTGAAGTCTTCTGCGGTCAGCTTCAGTCTGTCTTTGGTGAGCGAGAGTCGCAGTAGGTGGGAGCCTTGTGTGTCGGCTGAGAACGGCAACACCTTCTTCAGCGAACAGAGAGCGAAGGCTCGCGGCACGATGGCCTCCAGCGGCTGGTCTTCGGGGATGATGCTGTCGTAGTTCGGATATTTTCCCTCGACAAGTCGCATCGTGAGCGTATAGGGGAAGAACTCCATACGGCATGAGTGCTCGTTCCACGACACACTCACGGGGTCGCCGCTCAGCACTCCCGACAGCAGCGTGGCCGCTTTCTTCGGCACGATAAAACGGAACTCGTCGGTCATCTTCGTGCCATTGCTGGTGTCGATGTGCGACTTCACCAGCACATGTCCGTCGCTCGTCACGATGTCGAGCCATGAATCTTTCAGCGCAAAGCATACGCCGTTCATAATGGGTCGCAGGTCGTCGATGGCCGTTGCCCAGAGCGAGCGTTTCAGTGCGTCGCGCACTTGTAGGCCTTGCAGCGTCACCGGCTCCGACACCTGCTCTTGCTTCGGCAGCGGGTACTCGTCGGCATTGTCGATGGGGAAGTAGGTCTCGCCGCTATTATGTTGCAGCGTGAAGCGCATGTCGCTCTCCAGCGTGGCAATGATGGTCACCTTCTCATCGGTGATTTCAGCCAGTGCCGCGCTCAGGTCTTTGGCCGACACGCAGAACCGCCCGTCGCCCCCCATCGTGTCGAGGGCAATGGTGGTGCTCAGTGTCACCTCCGTGTCGCTGGCGGTCAGCGTCACCTCATTGTCCTTCACATCGAAGAGCACGTCTGCCAGGATGGGCAGTGCGTTCTTCGGGTTAATCACTCGTGCCAGTAGGTTGGCAGCCTCGCCCAGCAGGGCTTTGTTTACAATAATCTTCATAGTTCCTTGATTTTAATTTATGAATAATTCGTTCAATTCGTTCAATTCGTGTTCGTTTATTCTTTATGGCCACAGGTGTCTGGTCGTGGATGCTGACGTTTGGCTCTACGACGGCACGACAGCCGGACTGCAACAGCAGGATGGGGTTCTTGAAGAGTTGCTCGAAGCGGTAGTCATCCACATAGAAGTGGTAGGTGGCGATGCCTTTCTTGTAGCGGCCCTCGGCTCCCCACGGGGCGAGGGGCAGTTCCACGTGTACGGGCTGGCGGTCGGCGAGCAGCGTGGGTATCTGATACTCGTTGTCGGTGGGGTAGAGGTAGTCGCCCATCATGCGGTAGTAGAACGACAGGCGGTCTTCTGCCTCGGGGTCGGTCTGGCTCGCGTCGTCGCCGTCGGGTGGTGTCTCGCTGTCGGCTGCATGGCCTGTGCCGTCGCCGCCGGTGGCG